ATGTTTAACTATTCCTTCTCCTCCGACACCCTCTACACCTTCATCTATGAAAGTACCGTAATCATCCATCTTCAATTGAAACTCCCATGCTTGACCTAAGAACTCCACACCGAATACAATTGTTTGCGCTAAATTTCCACTATCATAAGCACCCTTGTCTTTTAAGCTCTGTATTAACTTCTTTTGCAGGTCATTGCCAAAATTCTGCAACACACCTCCAATTGTACTATCAATTGGAATAGTTCTTAATTCGCTATCTGATATTCCTAAAAAACTTGGCATCTATTTATTCATGTTCTTTAATTTCTCAATCTCTCTTATCCTCTCCTGTTCGTCTGCTTTGCTTTTAAAGTAACTAACTATTGTTAGAAACTCTATAACGTTTAAACCGTAATAATGATTCCACTTAGTCGCGTCACCATCTGTCAGGTTATCCAATGTAATCAACCAACCCCATCTGCTAAATCCTTTGCTAATTGGTTCGTCTGGTTCTTCATCTGTTTCAGATTCTTGTTTAAATAAGCCTCCAAACCTTTCGTTAAGTCCTTTGAGAGATTCCAAAAAAAAACTATCAGCGGATTAGCAACTGACATAGGCATTAATCTAAAGTCCTCTTGTATCTTATGTATCTCGTTCGGCTTCAAACTATAACGCCTACCAAGTAAATTAATAGGGTGTGAGAAGTTAAACATTATCTTGTGCATATTATCGTAAGGGTCTTCCAAGTCTTTCATTAAGCTCATATAAGAACCTCCCTTTAATTTCGTAGGGTCTAATTCAAACTCGTATCTAATACCGTTTAGTTTAAACCGCTTGTATATCTTGGTAGGCATATCGGACATAATGAATACTTTCATTTCTTCCAAGTCTCCTAATGTAACCCAGTCTTCCGTTTCTGCAAACGATTCGCCTTTTAAGATGCTCATTTGATGAATACCTAAATCGGCTATCTCAATATCATTAGCAGGGGTATATTCAAAAGTCTTGTGCAACTCTTGGTATTGTCCTATGTTTATGCTTGACCAATTCATCTACTTTGTAATATTAATTTATTCGGATATTGTTAATAGAGGCTACTAAAAATAAAAAAGAGAATACTAATAATATAACTAATAATGCAAACGGTTTATTACTTGGGGATATATCAAAGTTTTCTGGTTTTGTTTTAGGTAGTTTCATTTATTTGGATATTGTTAGTTCGTTTCCTGTTAATGCGTGGTATAGGTTTTGGAGTTGGTGGACTGTTTCAATATACAAATCATTACCGAGTGTTTCAAAATCCCAATAACAAGCCCCGTTATCTTCTACCATAAAGTCTCCAATACTATACTGGCTAAAATCAACGTTAATATAATTAGCTTCCTTAGTCGCTTCAAACCCAAACTTCAACAGCCATTCTTCTGTTAGGGGGATTGGTTCAAACTTCTCTATAAATGAACTAATGAAATCAACATCATCCATCCGCTCAAAGCTTAACGCTATTGGGTGGTAATAATAATTCCCTATTCTTAATTCCGTTGCTTTCATAATCTATTTTTATTTGAAGATACTAATCTTTTAATTCTTTAGCCCACCCTCGCATATCTTCACTATCAAACTCACTTGGATAAGCTAGAAATATTGTATGTCCTTCAGCCATATTATTAATAACCTCTATAAACCTATCATCTATCTTAATAGCTATCGGCTCATTATTACTATCTATTATTTTATCTCCTATTTTTATTTTCATAATTTAAAGATACTATCTTATATCGTAAACACCGCGCTTTTTATTGTTTAGTTTATTCAGTGCTACATATCTAATTCCATCGATAAGGTGGTTAAGGAAATCTACAGGTTCGTTAATCGGTTGGTTTGTTTTCCTATCCACCTTCCATTTGTAAGCCTTAAACTCCTTAACTAGATTCGTGCCTATTAGGTTTAACTTATACCTCTTTAGAATATCAATACCTGCTTTGATTGAGTCCTTGCCTTTAACCGCTCCCTCTATTCGCATACCAAGCCGTTTAAGTTCTTCTATGGATTTAGGTTCTGCACTATCCCCTACATATTTATTATCCTTTTCAAGTGCGTTATAAATGTCTGGGTTTGTTAATCCTGTTTGGTATAACTGCTCGATAATCCACAACTCACCATCTGAACGGTAAATATCTGCGCTTGCTGTTGGGTCGTTTGTGAATCCAAAATCTAAGGATGAACCGATATAATCAGCACCCTCTGGAATTGCTTTAACTTGTTCCCAATTCCTAAATACTAAGCCCTCAATCTTACCAGTCATTCCCCTACCGTAAACCTTATACAGTTCTTCGTCTATGTCTTTTAAGGCTTCAATCTTGTCTCTAATCTTCTGAGATAGGAACGGGTTATGTTCATGCCATGACCTAATAAACTTAACGTTAGGCTTATCTATGTATGAATGGATATAAAACTCTTCATTTGGGTTGTAATCTACCCACGTTCTTAATCTTGTCCGTAAATGTATCTCATCAAATATAGGCTTAGGTATTCCGTTTATCTCGTTAAAGAACGTGTAATCTCTTTTCCCTGACTTAGCATCTTGATAGTCATTGAATGATTTAAACTGCATTGTGGAGCCGCTATGGAACTCGTACAGTCTATCTGTCTTATTGTATGACTTGATTGTGGTCTGTAACTCTGGCGAACTGTCAACTATGTTTTGGGCATCTGTAATGGCTCCAACTTTTAAATTAGGTACTGATTGACCAACTACTAATATGCTTCTATTCTTCTCGCTTATTGCTAGAGTGAAAAGCATCTGCATAAGTGAATAGGTTTTACCCGAACTTGTACCGCCTTGATTTATTATCAAGTCTTCTGTGGCGTTTAGATTAGCCTCGTATAGTGTGGAGCATTTAAACATTTAATATCAACAAATAAACCCATATAAAAATCAATATAACACCTTCAAAGAATACTATCACATGTAATGGATGAGTCTTTACCCAATTAATTAACTTCATAATCTTTCTTTTTTATTCTCTGTAACTCCCGTGGTTCTATGTCTAAGATGGTAATAACCAAATAAAAGTCAAGGCTAAATACATACCAGTGTACATACCGTGAACTCTTACATAACTCCTCTTGTAATGACTTACCTTTAATAAAAATGTTGCAATACCTATAAATGGAATCCAATCTAATACCTTCATAACCTTATTCCCCATTCGCTAACGGTGGACTGTCTTTTATTATCTGAGGCTTAACCTCTGTAACTACTTGGTTAATGTTTTGTGAACTCTCGTCTACATAACCGCCGTGGTTCTTTAACCATACAAAACTACCTTGGAATGTACCGCCCCAATAGAGCTTCTGTTCGTTCCAATGGGTCATGAATAGGCGGAATCTATTAAGGATATAAGAAAATTCGGTTCCTCTCTTCTCGTAATCATACAAACTTTGAAGGCTTGCGAACCCACAAAACAATGCTAATCCACTCAGAGTATAAACACCCTTGCCTACCTTAGAATAACTATCTGGACGCTTTAAACTATCCTCATAATTAAGATACTCAGCGACCTTATCCATCATTTTCTCGTGGTTGTCGTATATTGGAGGTCGTCCACTTGTTTCTAGTCCTAAACTAAATAAGTTATTAGCTGTAAACTGTCCTTTATCGTTTCGACCCTCTGCCATGTTACACTCCTAATTCTTTTAGTATCTGTACCTTCTTCTTTCCTGCTACTTTAATCCCTTGGCTTGTGGCGTACTTCTTTAACTCTCCCCAACGCATTTCTTTAGGCAATAGCTTTACACCATCAGCCTTTAAGAATCGCTCTAAATTATCAGTATCAAACTTTGGATGCTTATTTTTAATTGATAACTCTTCCTTAATCTGGTCTTCTAAGTCTCTTTGAACTGGTTGGGCTTGTTCTCTCTGTAGTAATCCAAACAGTCTGTTCATTACATTCTTAACACAAGCACCGCACCCTATAGATGTCTTTGCGCTTTGTGGGTACTCTTTGAACTTAATGTACTTATCGAATATGGCGAATATAGCCTTTCGTTTAACCTCGTTTGGTAGACTCTGTTGTACTTGATATACTTCTAAGTCTTTTATGTATGGTTTAATCTCTTCTAAAAACATAATCTAATCTTTTACTATTCCTAATAACTTAGTCTTCTTCTCCTTTAAATGGGTAATTGACTCATAAACATCTTTGCCTTCTACATCCCATACTATAATGTCTCCGTACTTAGCTTTGAATATTACTGCTCCCATACTCTTGTTATGGTTTTGGAGTAGTACCTTATCTCCTGCTACTAATTTGCTGTATTCTCTTTTCTCAATCATAATCTTACATAAAAAATAAAGTGTAAACAGTAACCGCTAGTCCTGCTATAAATATTAACAATTTCAAATCTTTCATATCAATCTGTTTTTTATCTTGGTTAATAAAGGTAGTAATAAAAATCCAATGTTTAGGTATAATATACTAAGTATTAACCCTATCCAAAACGACATGCACACATCACAGTTAAACGGCTTTCTATCTACTATCCATCTAAATACTCTTTGTGGCTTGTTTAACGTCTCTTTTAATCTCTCGTAGCATATCGGAAATACTATGGTATGAATCCATACATCTAAGATACTTACTACTGATAATAATATTATAATGAGTTCTTGCATTTCTTTGCTATTCCTTTAATTCGTTTGGCTGAGTATTGTCTTGTGATTGTGGTGTCTTGCTCTATCCATGAGAAGTTCCCGTTATGTTCTAAGTAGCATTTAATCCACATCTTATCCATTTCTGATAATGCAACGTCTTCTAATACTTCTTTAAGTGTTATCTCTTTCCCTTCGTCGTGTTCTATCTCTAACTGTCTTCTGTATGTCTGGAAAAAGTGTCCCGTTCTCCCGTTGTATGATAGATAAGCTAATCTGTAAACGTATCTCTTTAGGTTTCCTGTGCTGAATAACTCCCTTAATGTATCTAATTTAGTAGCTCTTACTTCTAAATATAGTTCCTGTGCTAAATCATCTTTGTAATGATTGTTTCTTGTGGTGTGAATTGCAACCGCTTTAAAGTCAATGCTATTTAGTATTGTATCTATCACAGTACA